CGAGATTGTCGTGTCGCTGGTTTCTCATTGTCGAGAGTACTATGTATAACATTTTACTATCAGGCGATTATTGCCGCGAAAGCACTGCTATTCAGCCATTCCATTTGTATTCCATTCCTGCGGTAATTACCGGAACGAGGACTTAATCGCCCCGTGATAGACCGAGACAAGGGCAACCGCCCCAACCCGCTCAAGTCATTTAAGTCGCTGACAAAACGAATCCGAAACCGTTAACCAGGATGGAGCATTCTTGCTTCCCCGGGGGGAGACATCACCGCGGGAGGTGTTCTCCATGAGGTGCTGTCCGTGACACGAGCCACACACGACAGTACCACCCGAATGCTTACCGCATGAAACGCCCGTAAAGAGCCTAATCGTCTTACGACAACCTGTTTTCATTTGTCTTCCTTTTCCTCTCTCCCAGCTACAAGGATTGCCGTGACCTACAAACTCCTTCGTTCCCTCGTCAGAGAGGGGGGGGGAGGGTAGGATATTGCACGGACCGTTAATACTTCTCCGACGCGGGCTCGTCGAGTGAGAAACGGGTGGTCCTCCAACCACTTGGTTCGAATGCATGACCTCTCATCCATAAGGATGAAAGGAAACTCACGTTTCACAACCCGTAAAACGCTAGTTGGCCAAACAAAGGTCCATTCGAAACCAATCCAAGCAAATCTACGAAGAGCTGTTCGTTGCGGCATTTTTTTAGCGAACTCGAGAGAGAACGCCTTCTTGTCAATTTTCCGGATGCAGGGGGAACGAATCCCTACACCCTTCCAATCATTCACGTGTTCCCGTTGCGCCCGAGCGCAAAGACGAGTCACCATGCCATAATACCGAGGACAGGGAGGGGGTCCAACCGTTACCGGATGGGCCCTGTCCACACCAACTTCCAGGATGGGGGCTCCGCCAAAAATAGCGGCTGCCCGGAACCACCTGTACTTTGCGAGTACGGTTCTCCAATAAGGCACAAGAGATGACAAGTCTCCAGTGACGCCGCGGGCGGCGATTTCGAACTTCATCATTCCAATGATGCGTTTGGTAACACTCCTTTGAAATGATTTGGTCCCCTCAAGGATGGCCGAAAGCAAGCCAGTGAGCTGAGAACGGGAAGGTAAGAGAAAAGATAAAACTGGTTTTGACACCAGAGACCAGCGCGCGACGTCGAATGGTTGGCTATTTAGCTCCAACCACCGTCGTGAGAACCCAGTCTTCTCTTCATTGACGATCAAACCGTATCTACCTGTAACGGAGCGCCAGACCTTGTAAAAGTCTTCATCGCCACAGAACATACAGTCGTCACCATTAAACCTCCCCCTTCTCTTCCGATCTCTAGGGTCGCGGATGTTGCAAGCTATGTCGAAACATGACTTGTTGAGCAGGCACAGAAGTGGGAAACTAACCAAGTTTCCCATCATCGAGCCCCTCTTGATTGGTAGGTGTTCTCCTACCGCACAAACTGACATCTTAAACTCCGGATCCCGGAAGCTCTCCACCAGCACTGCACGCTCCGTGCACGTGAGCTCCTTCGATTTTGCGACCTCGTCCACGATGACATCGACAACGGCAAGAAAGATGTTATCAGTAGCGGCTTGGTAATCACCGCTAATGTAACTCTCTCCAT